GGTGTATGGAGACTTTTGTGCGGTAGTGTATGCGTTCTGAACTGCTTCAATACCAGAAATAACCGCAGTTGCAAGTGATAATTTCTTTTGAAACTCAAACTGCCGCCTTTTAGATTCTTCGTCTTCATTTGCAAAAGCAGCAGACAAGGCACTTATTGCCGCAATGCCGTCTTTTGCCATTTGAAACTTTGCAGCAGTTACCTCTCGGTCAAGTTCCTTGCTATCTCGTGCGTATTGGGATTCTGCTGCCGATTTATCCTGTAATAATTGCAAGTATGCATCGTATGCCTCTTGTTGCGCTACGGTTCCTTCTGCTGCGCTTTTAAGTCGTTGGTGAGCAATCTCAATCTCTATGTCAAGAATCTCTACCTGCTTATTATACTCAAGGTCTAATGCCTTTCTTCGGTTTTCCTCAATACCTGAAATAATAACGTATTCATCATAAATAACATCCCCGTTTTTTTGGATGAGTTCATTGTAGGTAACCATCTCCCGGTTAAGGGACATTTGATTCATCAGAAACTCAGAACGCTGACCTGCAACACGCTCTTCAATATCTACCAATTCGGTACGTGCCTGAATTAATGCAACCTCGTTTTCAATACTTGGTATCTTCTCGTATTGCGCTTGGGTGGCTGCAACGACTTGTTCTACCAATGCTTTTTCCTTTTCTAATTGCTCGGTTAGAATATCGTTTAGAATGTCGTTTGCTTCAATTCTTGATTCTATACTATTGAATTCGTTATCTCGTTCTTGGCGGGCTTGTTCGGCAAGCAACTGATACGATAACTGAACCTCTGTTCTCTTTGCTGCCGCAAGAGCTGCTTGGTTTTCTAATTTAACAATCTCCTGAGAATCAGAAATAACCGTTCCAAGATTCAAGGGAGTGCCCTTTGTGATAGAATCAAAAATTCGTGATACCGATAACTGAACAGCACCAAGAGCGGTATTAAATACGTCTGCTACTGCTTGGTTTGCGGTGAAGGCATCCTTTGCCGTATCAAGGGCAAGAGAAACAAGGGCAAATGATTTCGCACTACTTGCCAAGTCCTTGAAAGAATTCGCTGCCTTCTCGGTCTCTTGGCGAACCCCCTCAATGCTCGTCTTTGTTTCCTTAAAAGTATTGTTTGCCTTCTTGGTTTCTTTCTGGACTTCCTTTATTGCCGTCTCTGTTTTTTCAAAAGAGGTCTTGCTTTGCGCTTGGACGCCAGAAAGTAAAGTAATTAGTTTTTTAATATAATCCGAAAGCTCTTCAACCTCTTCTTTCGCTTCTTCTGTTTCAATCTTGGGTTTAAGAGGTTCTATCTTAATACCGCCTATTGCTTCAGATGCCTTAGTTGCGTCTGTTGCTATTGCATTAAAACCTTTTTTTGAATCGGTAAAAACCTCATCGATATTCTCCGACAAGTTCTCAATGGAACCATTTAGGTTGTTATTGATTTCTGATGCCGCCTCATTCGCTCCGGTAACTATGGAGTTGAATCCACTATTGTCTAAGTCAGATATTGCGCTAGATATTTTGTTGACATCAGACGTTACGGAACTGGATAAATTACCAAGGTCAGCCGCCACCGATTCAGACACCTTGCTTACATCATTCGCTATTGCGCCAAAACCCTTATTTGAGTCAGTACGCATTGCGCCTATGTTCTCTGATACTTTGTCAATAGAACCGCTAAGGTTATTGTTTATTTCTAATGCCGCTTCGCTTGCTCCCTTGCTTATAGAATTAAATCCGCTATTATCTAACCCCGATACAGAATCAGATATTTTATCAATAGAACCGCTGAGGTTGTTATTTATTTCTGCGCCTGCTTTTTTTGCACCATTGGCTAGCGTATCAAAACCATCTTTATACTGACTCTGAACCGCAGCAATAGATTTAGCCAACTTTTCAGCAGCAGCATTAAGCTTGTCAATGGTTGCCTGTAAGTCGGTACCATCACCCTGAATTTTTACAGTTTCGACAATCGCCATTCTTTAATCCCCTCCTCGGTTTTATCGTTAGTGTACTTATACGTTCCTTTTGCAATCTCAATGTCGTGGTCTATCCCTAGATAGGGCTGGCTATTTAAAACCTCCACCAAATAACTCAAATACGATTCTCTCATACATCATTTAATAACTCAAACTCTGCTCTTCCTGTGGTTAGATTGAATGTTGCTACGTTGACAATCCACCTCTGCCCATTCCACAACAACTTGTTCTTTAGGTCAAAATTTAGAATCTTGCCCAAAGGCAGAATAGCAGGAATGCGTACCAATCTACGGGAAGGGTCGTACAAATCTGTAATATAATCTTTCCAATACGCATTGTACAACGAGTTATTTACGGATTCCAAAAAGTACGGGTCAAGGTCTGCTCCGAAGTTTGTGGAGTAGGTTGTTGCTCCGTTGGTTGGTTTAGATGAAGAGTTGCAATACCAAAGTGTATCTACTTCCACGGCATTGTTTCCCGTTATGATATTGGATAGGTCAATAAACGAAATCGGGAAATCACCAATGAAATAGGTCTCTGGAGCATAGAATAGGAATGGTTGGCCGACATACGTTTGCAGTTCACGGGTGACGGCATAACCAGCGAGGATGTCTGTTAAACCACCACCGTCTTCGTCTGTCAAGATGTTGAAAAGCATCTGGTCAAATTGCGGCTCTACCATCAACTCTTCCGTAGTATCAAATACAAACTCCGCCCTTAGGTCACCATATCCCACGTTATTGGTTAGGCGGTATTGCTCTCCGGTGATTGCTCCGGTCTCGTTGTACTGAAATTGAATTTGCTTGTACAACTGCGGGCGTTCTACCTGGCTCTCTGTGATGTCGAAGTATTGCGATAGGTCGATTGTTGCTCCACTTGCATACCATTCGCCTAAGGGCAACAAATCAAAGCTCGTAGAACTCGTTGGGATAACCACCAAATTAAACATCTTGCAGATAGAAGATACGAAGTCAGATACCTTCTGCTCTGGCATATTAGACGAAACGTCTACATCTGCATTTATTGTTTGAGTTGAACTATTGGTAGCGTCCATATACAGAGTGGCACCAACATACGCCTCAATCAAACTAACTTTAAGCGTCAGCGTATTGAACTCCTTTGCCCTTGTGTAGAAGGTAACCTTATCACCAAGTGTTAGGACGATGCTAAATGTTCTTGTTTCGGATGCTGCTGGGTGAGCATCGATTACATACGCCTGAACCAACTGCCCATTCACAAATGCACCTATCTCGTAGTCTACCGTGGCATTGTCCGTGGTAATGGTTACATCGTATGTATTGGATTCCGTTACCGTCCAGGTTTCTGTAGCAGTATTAAATTCGGCAGGTGTTGATGTTCCGTTAAAGGTAACAAGATTCCAAGGAAGCGTAAGCGATACACCTGGGCCGTACATATACTCCGCCCTGCGGTGGCACCACATATACAACTTCTCAAAGTCGTTGATGTTGGATATGCTAAACGATACACCGTACTTAGCAGCAATCGCATCAAATATGCGGTCTACCGGAATAGCGGGTTTTAGATTGTAGTATTGAACTCCGTGGTCTTGGTTTACATTATGAAAGTGTATGTTGTTCGGGTCATTATTCATACTATCACTCTCGTAGAACCAAACATCCTGCGGGGTAATTAGTGGATAGATTACCGGGGCCAGAGCGTTAGTCGTTAGCCCTGAGTGAATCGTTTCTTGGTCGTAGGTGTGGTCGTATGCCGACATATCCAAGTCGTACAAATAATCCTCACCAAAAAGGTCGGTAAGGTTTACAAGCAGTCCGTAAAAGGTGACGTCATAGGCATAGGGCGCATTCTTACGCATCTGTACGCCTTCCAACTCTATCGAACCATAGCGGAACACCAACCCGTTGATTTCAATGCGTCCTTCGGCACGCAATCGGTAATCAGCCCCACCGACAATATCCGTGCGGTAGTAATGTTCAAAGATTGAATTGTTCCGGGGTGATGCCGGAACGCTGAACCCTTGCGTGTAGTCCGTGAAGACCTTGCTTATGTCTTGAATGTTTTGGACGGATAGGTTAATCGTAATATCCTCATCCCCGAACATATCAAGTTCCTGGTCACCTACGAATAAAGTTACCTTATTTCTCATCGGATGTTGTTACGAATGTCCCAAGCGATTTCAAACGACAAGGTGTAGTTAATCATCTTTTGGTTGATTTCCTTTTGGTAATCTACTCCCGAATCTTGCGGGTTCACCGTGAACTCCACGCCTTCGTAATTGATTGATACCTTCTCGCTCATCAGCAGCTCACGGATAACGTCATCGTAGTTCTCTTGCACCCAACCCGTGTTCAACGTGATAACCTCGGTGCTATTCACGTCAAATCTGCGCTTCTGCATTGTTTGCGTAAGCGACTGAGGTGTTGTTGCTGATATGTTGATTTGTGGCATATACTGCTCTGCCGTAAACGAACCTGAACGGGTAGATACCTTGAAGCAGGTCAGGTAGTCAACTACACCAAACTTGTTGATGAATGAAATACGTACCGGGGTGTACTTAGGTTCGCATACCTGCTCCACCGTGTAGGTGAATTGTGGCGTTACGGCATCCGTTCCGAACCCAACTTCAAACGTATCGTTTAGCACTACGGCAGAACTTGCAGCAACCAAAAACGCCTGAGCTTTTGTTTTGTCGTATGGAATGTATACGATTCGGGTGTTGCTATTGTTTCCAGGTGTGTAGTTAGCGACACCTTGCCAACTGCCACCAACATTCCGGTAAAAGAAGTACATCCGGGCAGGTAAGTAAATAGGCATCGCATAGTCAACTCCCGTGATATACAACCTGCGGGGTGTCACCATCCGTCCGGTGGTAACCGTGCTACCTGATACTTCTTGGTATGTTAACCATCCGTCCGTAACAAGAAATGATTGGTTGTTCTGGATAATACCTGAACCCGGTGTACCCGCATCTACATATTCGGAGGATAACGAGAACTTACACCAAACGCCCTCAGTCGTAGACAATTCGTATGTGTTGGTGGTACTGGTTTTTAGTACCGAAGCAATCTTCTCACGGATTAACTCGCTGATTTCAAACGTAATAGGTGCATCGCTGATTGAATCCTTGAATAACGTGTAGTCAATCGCTGGGCTTGTAGTGCGGTCTCCGGTAAAAATCCGCAGCGTGAGCGTAGCGTTAATCAGGCCATCGGTACCTCCAGCACCTTTAGTCAACGTGATAAAGATTGGTGACCTTGCCATTTGTGGCGTAGTCGGAAAAGTTGCAACAGGTATAGCCATTATTTACGTGTAAATGCTTGGAAGTCTTCCGGGGTTAATTCAAATGCCTTAACAATATCAGGCGGTAGTTTGGCGAAGTTCATTTTGAACGGTGCGCTAAAAAAGTAACTCGGTTTAATACCATTGTTGTAAACCGACTTTGCGATAGCCCATTGCAGACTCTTGCGTGGGACAAATCGTCCGTTCTTATCCCGTACTCCCTCCAGGCCTTTACGCACTACCCATTGAGCGAATGCCTTGGGTGGTGGCATCTTGTTGGTGTACTTGTATGGGGTGTTGAACTTGCGCTTTACGCCACTAACGCCCTTGTCCTGGTACTCGCCATAGTCCTCCATTGAGAACGTAAGAGAAAACGAGTTTGGGCCAACCGACAAATCGTAGTCAAGAGAATTGTACAACTCCTTTGTGCTATTCTTTTTCTTCTTGGTAAGGTTCTGCCTCGCCTGTTGGATTACACGCTTTGCAAATCGCTCTAATGCGGCTTGGACAAGTTCCTTGCGTGGCATTAGCAGATAGAGATTTCGGTATTGGGAACAATCATATCAAAGGTCAGGTTCCATCCCGTTAGCAGGTTCTCAAATCGCTCCGTGAACGGCTCGCAGATAATGTCACCTTCAATCTCAAACTTATCCGTGTACAACGTGCCTCTGCGTAGTTGCGATTGCAATCCGTTCAAGATAGCAAGAGTCGTGTTCAGAATATCTTGCTGGTTATCCACGCCAAAGAACGGCTCGTTCTGGTTGCGAATGTCCTGCTTGGTTTCGTCTACGATATCCATACACAAGACCGATACATTAAAGCGTATTACGTGGTCTGCGAATGTGGCCTGGTTAACCATAATGTGCGCCAACGGAAAGATGGTCTGCTTGTTCAGGTCAACATCGAAGATATCGCCAAAGGTTACCACCTTAACCAAGGGGTGTGAGGATAGGTAATCGTTAATCTTTTGGGTGGCTAAATAAAAACTTCTCATTTCTTCATCATTGCTAATTCAATATCGTTTTTCTCTTTTTCAAACGTCAAATACGTTAGAGCTTGGTGGACGGGAAGTTTAGTAACGTCTCCAAATTTGAGGACATCTCCATCAGCAAGTGCATAGATGGATTGATACCATCCCCACTTTTGTCCGAACTGCGCTTCTCTTGTGTAGGGGTTGTCTGTTGTTTGGCCAAAGAGCGCAACGTATGTGTTGCTAATACGTTCCCTAAACGATAAAAAAAAACCAGCGCTCCAAGCACTACGGATGCGGGCATCTCTTTCATTATCTCGTCTCGCTCGTCTGTTGCCGTGTATGGTTCAATATCGTAGCGTTCTCCCTTCTCTTTTGTTACCGGGCGGTACAATACAGACATTGCCTTGTGCATTGTTGCCCAATCTGAAATATAACTGTCCAAGTCTACAAACTCCCCTAACGAGATTTCGTTTAGAGCGGGAATGAATCCGTACTTGGTTCCGTTCAATTCAATGAACTTGGTAAGACCTGGCTTTTCGGATAGGGTCTTGGCCAATGTATTTAGGACGTTGACCGCATCCACCAGGCGGACGTTCGGCAGGTCACTAAATGGAACATTGCAGAAGATTTCGAGCATCTTCATTTGCTTGAATTCTCCCTCACCTTCAATACGAGCAAAGCGCTGATATTGGTCTAGCGTGATTTCGTCAAGCGATGTTGGTACTACTAATTTCAGTTCCATAGATAAATAACTCAACGGATAGAATACCTACCGTAGTTTGGTTTAGAAAGTTTATTATAGACGGCATAACGGCTGGCATCGAGTGCGTGATTCATTACGTCAATAGGTTTATTCAATAGATTGCCGTTCTTGTCCTCCGTCCATTTGTAGTTCTGCAATTCTTTAATTAGATTGTTGCTCCGTGAGGTTGCAAATATCTTGTGCCGCTTCAGGATGTCAATACCTGCATTAATCGAATCTTGCCCTTTAGCCGTTGGTTTAATGTTCCAACCGAATCGGTGCAGTTCCTCGATTGATTTCGGTTCGGCACTATCCGCAAAGATTTCATCCCTCCGGTCAAGTCCTAACGATTGTAGGTGGTGATGGAGGTCACGGTTGGTCATCCCGGTACGGTATAGCAGCTCGTCCAAGTATAAGTTATCCCCGTGTTGGTAGACTGCCACAAGGGCGCTGGGGTCGTTCGTGTAACCGAAATCGAGGCCATATGAAATTAGTTTTGCTTCTTGTGGGATTTCAGATGTTCCGAATTGAAAGATAGTAGCACGGCTCATACCACGCTCACCAAGACCGTAGATACGCCAATAGTCCTCGTCTGTTTCTTTTAACCGTTCGATTTCATTCTTAATCTGTTGGTCAAGGAACGGGTTATCCAGGTAGGTGGTTTGGTAAAAGTCGCAATCCTCACGTGGTATTACCCGGTCATAAATCCAATGGAAGGATTCTGATGGGTTGTAGTCAAGGATAATACGCCCATCGGTACGAAAGATAAGCTGCTGCCAATCTTCGTAAAACAACTCGTTTGCCTCGTTAATGTAAAGAAGGTTACGTTTGCGGCCCCGAATCTTTTGCGGTTGGTCAAGGGATATAAACTCAACAAGGTTTCCGTTTAGGTGATATTCGTGACTGGACTTGTTGTGGTAGTCCTCCCGGTACAAATCGTGGTTACGAAGAATATCGAAGAAGTCCCGCATTACGGATGCCCGTAACGAAGGGAACGACTTACGGCAAATGGTTATCGTTTTATCCGTATTGCGTTCGGTGTAATAGAAAATAAGCCAGAGCAGGATATTGTAAGTTTTCCCACTCCGTGTACCGCCCTGCTCAACGATAATACGCTTATCGCTTTTGATTAGGTGG